ATCATTCTGCCGCCTCGTCGGGGATCAGCTCGACTTGACCGTCCGGATGATCCACGCACGCAGGCACAGCGTCATCCTCGGTCTGCAGGCCGAGCATCGCCAGACAGTGCGCGCAGCGGTAGATGCTCATTAATCGGCGCTGATCGACAGCACGCCGCCAGCGAACTGCGGCTGGATGCCTGCGGACACATTGAGCGTTGCCGACAGCGCGCCGCTGATCATCATGTTGACCGCACCCGATGCGGTATCGACCACAGCAAAGTGCGTCAGCGCGTTGGTGCCCGCCGTGCACGCGCCGAACTGAATCAGTGCCGCGTTGGTGAACGGCGACGCCGTGCCCGTCCATGCGCTTGCCTTGGTCAGCGCCACGCGCGCATAGCCGGTGTAGTCGGCTTCGTCGGCAATGCTTCCGGTTTCGGAAGGGTCAGCGGTGAACATTGCCAGATACTGCGTCGCGCCTGCGCGGTAGGACGGGTCAAGACCGCGCAGTAGCACGTCTAGGATATCGGCTTCGGTGGTGTTGGAAAGACTCATTTGTTACTCCGCGTCGGTTTCGATCTGCGTGGTGCTGACGATGCGCCCCATGCTGTCTCGGGTGATGTCGGTGGTGGTTTTTCGCGTAGGCAGGTCCAGCGTGATTTCTGCCGGCGGGATGTTGGCCTCCAACTCGACCGTGACCTGGGCGGGCTGGATGGTGACGTTGGGGGCGGCGACGTGGATCACAGGCGCATCGGCACGTACTTCGGCAGGCTGCACATCAATCGTCACCGGCGTGGGCTGCACGTTGACATGCACCGCTGGCGCTTCGGCACGCTCGACATTGACAGTCGGGCCGCCGACATTCACCACAGGCGGCTCGATTCGTGTTTCGCTCTGGTGGATGTGGATTGCTGGCAGAGTGAGTTGCATCGGCGGGATGTCTCCCGCGCTGCGCTTACCCTGCTTTGGCGGCGTAGTCGGGTCAGTCAGTTCGGGATCCGCTGCCGGTTTGCCCTGCATGAACTGCAGGAATGGCAATGCGCCGGACTCTTTGAGTGCCGCAAAGTCGCTGCCCAGCTCGGCAAACACTTGCTCAGGCTTGTATCCGCGACGGCGTAGGCTTTCGCTGGGTGTCATCAGGCCGTACTTGATGGCCTCAACTTCCGCGTTAATATCTTGCTGCGGGTTGACGTAGTCCCAGCGCGGCGTGGACCACTCGACGGCGGTATCGATCGGCAGGCCCGTAAAATTGGCGGCCTCGCAAAACCACTGCCAGATGCGGTTGAGCATGCGTGGCACCAGCACCGTCCATTGCATCTGTTCTACGTCACGGCGGAAGTCGATGATGCGGATGCGGGCGCTGCTGAAGTTGACCTCGTTCATGTCGCCAGTGAGTGTCTCGTAGGGCACGCCGATTCCCGACGCGATCAGGTGTAGCTGCCACTTGAGATACTCGACTGTGCCGCCTCCTGGCTTGGGGTCGAACGTAGTCAGATCAAGGCCGGGTGGAAGCTCGGTGATGCCACCGGACGGCAATGCGCCGAGGTCGCCATCGGCGACTTTTGCCGGGTCCACGCTTGTCGCACCGTCTGACGGATTGCCCATAGCGTCGACGCTGGCACTCGCCAGCACGCCAAGGCGGGATTCGAGATTTTTACGGGCCAGCACCGCATCTTCGTAGAGCATCAGATCCCGCGAGCGGGCGATGATGGGTGCCAGGCGCGTGATGCCACGCATTTGGCCTGGTCGACGGGCGTCGAACAGGTGGATGATGTCGCTGGCGGGCACCAGCTTGCTCGCGACTTTCGAGGCCGATAGAGGGTCGCCGGGGTGCGATTCGAACAGCCAAAAGCCCGTGCAGCGGCCAAGCGCGTCGAACTGTTTCCCGCTGAGGATGCGTCCGCCACCAGCAACAGGCCCAATCTTGGCCGTGTCGATGTAGTCGGCTTCGAGCACCTGCAGTTGTATAGGCACCGGCAGGCCATCGCTGGCCAGCCGCATGCGCTTGCGAATGAGCACTTCGCCATCTTGCTCCATGGCGTGATAAGCGAGGCGCTGCAGGCCGTAGATGTCGTGCAGGCCATCGGCATCGGATACCGGACTCCACGACTCCCACAGACTGTTGAGTTGTTTCCCGAGTCGCTTGGATTCGGCGCGGCTCACGGGCTCGATGCCCGTGCCGATGGTGGCACTGGTCAGCGATTGTAGGGCGCGGGCGATGTATGGGACGTTTTGAACAAGCGACCGCGCACGGGCGCGCAGTTGCACCGCATCAGCGCGGTGGTCGAGGTTCGCCGACGCACCAGCGCGGCGAGGCCGCCAGCCGTCTTTGGTGTTGGCGCCTTCGTAGGCGCGGACTTGCCGCACTGGCGCTGTCGGTTTGGCGGCCGGCTGTTGGTGGCGTTTGCGCTTGGCCATCAGTCGCCCCGCAACGTGGTGAACGTGTAACGCTTTGTCGCGGCTTTGCGCGTGGCGGCAGCCGCCGCAAGCTGCGCAGCGACGTGGGCACGCGCCGCCATCAGTTCGTCCATCGATCGATACGTGATGCGCCGCCCGTTGAATTCCAGCGTCAGCGCGCCTTGCGCAATCGCGGTGTCCAACTTGTCGAGGTCTGTGCTACTGAGGGCCATGGGTTTATTCCACCGAATGCCCCAGAGTGTTGCTGCCGCTTCGTCCCATGTTTAGGCAAAATGGGACGAAGCGCATTTTTAGATATTTCGCGGCGGTTTCTTCACCGAATTTCCGCGAATTTCGGAACGAATCCGATAGACCGTCGTTCGCCCAACGCCATGCTTGCGGGCGATCTGGTCTGGTGTAAGGGATGTTTGCTCGCGAAGGTCGCGCTCAATCTGCGATCGCTTTTCGCTATTGATGTGCGGATTCGCCGGGATGTAGACCCGCTCACCTCGGTATGACTCACGCACCCGCTCTACCGGCACACCAGCCAGCGCGCAGTCGTACACGTACTGCACAAAATCGGGATCATCACCCATGCAACGGGATCGGCTGACGCTACTGAGTCGGTCCATTGTGGTCACCATGTTCGGCTGAATGTGGGCTTGCGGGGTGTGGGCTTGGCGGGTGTTGCTGATGGCTTGGCGGGAGACGCCGAAGCGGCCTCCACCACAGCTGGCTGGGTGGCGGTTTTGATGGGTTCGCGGTGGTCGTATTCGGGCAGGGGTTGCACGTTGCTGAATAGGTCGTCTGCAGGCTGCACGGCAGCTTCCACCTGGTCCCACCACTTGGCCTTGCTGGGATGTAGCAGCCCGAGGCGTTCTTCGATCCAAATGACGTAGGCGGCGCAGTCCTTGACTTCGTTTCGCGCGCGCACCTTGGACCAGCGGGTTTCTGTACCGCTGGCGGTACGGCGGATGGCGCGTACTTCCGAGGCCATCTGCTTGTACCACTCGTCCGACAGGGCGCGGGCAAGATGCACGTAGCCGGGGCCGGGTGTGGTGACATCGAGGCGGGACTGCAGGCGATCTTTGGCCAGGTTGGTGCCGACGTTCCACAGAGTTGGGCCGCGCTTTTCGATCTTCCCGTTCCAGCGGAATGCGACCTTGCTATTGCTTTGGTCGATAGATCGCTCGCGACCGCTGTAGCCTTTGATTGCATGCACGCGCAGGTGGCGAAGTTTGTGGGCGAATGCGTAGACGGCGTCGGCGTGGTGTCCGCCAGAGTCGATGGCCCAGCCATACACGCGTTGCGGGATGCCGGAGACGTGCGGGTATTCTGTCGTGCGCACGAAGTTTTCGACTTCATCCCAGAACGATTGCAGCGCGGGGTTGCCAAAGATCACCAGGTGATCGATCGTCCACATTTCGCCGCCACGCCCAAGGCCCCAGATCGCAACCTCGACGCGGTTGTCCTGGGTGTCGATGGATGCCAGCAGCAGCAGGCATCCGCGTGGCATCAGGCGCAGGGGGAATGGCTCTGCACGCTGCTGCAGTTCGCTGGCGTCGGTGCGCTCGATCTCCCCTTCCCAGCACTCGCCCAAGGTCGTGTTGTGGAAGGCCTGCATCTTGGTGGCGTCGCCTTCCTGCATTGCGGCATGTGCGGCCATGAAGTCGGCGACAATCTGCGACCACGCCACGACGGGGCTGTAGGCTGTCCAGACATGCAGGGCGACATGCTTTGGCGTAGGGGCTGGTGTGCCATCTGGCAGCGTGAATTCACCGTTTGGATGCAGCCACAGCTCGCCGTCTTCGCTGCCGAACACGCCTTGCTCGGCGACGTTGAGGTAGTCAGCTTGGCTGGCCAGCGTGCCGCAGTGCGGGCACAGGTGCATGACGGTTGACGCGTCATCGTTGAACCACTTGAACCCGTGCGGCACGTCTTTCCCGCCCCACGTCAGCGCGTGGCGCTGGCCACAGTGCGGGCACGGCGCTTGAAACGTCATCCGCACGTCGGACAGGGCAAAGCGGCCATCGATCAACGAGAAACCCTTGAGCTTTGGCGTACTGCCGAGCACGCGCTTCGGGAACGTCGCGCCCTCGGTTCGCTTGAACGCCAGGGTGATCGGGTCACCCTCTTTCTCGACGTCGTTGTCCATCGCGTCGACTTCGTCAAGCAGGGCGTTGTCGATGCTGATGCGCCGAAAGTTCTTTGCGGCTTTCGCGCCCTTGATGCGCAACAGCGAGCCGAGAAAACGCTTGCTTTCGAGGGTGTTGTCCTTGTGGCGGCTCAGGTACTGCGGGAACACGTCACGCATCACCGTGATGTCGCGCAGCATCGGTTCCAGCTCAGACTTTACGAAGTCGACGGCGTCGTCGTCGGTGGGCTGCCAGACACACTGGTTGCGGCGGGTGTGGTGCGCGCTGTAGCCAACGAACGCCAGCAGGATCTTGGTGTACCCGATGCGCGCCGACTTCTTGAGGTTGACTTCCTCAACATCGTCGTTGGAAAGCAGCGACATGATGGCGCGCTGAAACGGCCACGGGTTCCAGCGTTGCTCGACGTAGCTGGATTCGGCGGACAAGTAGAAGTACTCACGCGCCCAGGCATCCAGCGTCATCGGCGGACGCATGGCCCATGCCGACAGACCACGCCGCGTTGCCGAGGCCACAGACGGCAGGTAGTCGCTGGCGTCGATTGGATGTGCGTCGGCAGCGGTGTCGAAGGTCATGCGGCCTCCGCGTCGGCATCGATGGCGCTGGTGTCATCGTCCGGCGATGCCTGGTCGCCATCCTCGATCACCGTGAGCGACATGGCAGCCACTTGGCCCAACGCCTTGCCAATGATCTGGTCGACGGCCTGCAGGTCTGCGGCGTTCAGCGAAGGGAACCGTCTGCGCAGCTCGCCTTTGATCGTGGCGAGTATCCGCTGGGCTTTGGTGCCGGTTGTCGCCAGAACCTGCTCCAGCAGCGCCACGGGAGCCAGCTCTTTGCGTGAGACGGCGTTCTGCATCTCGATCTTCTCAGCCTGCGCACGCGCCAGCCGAGCGCGTTCAGCGGTCAACGCGCCAGCGGCATCGCCGCCACGCCCCGCAGCCTGCAGCCGCAGGTTGTCGCAATACGCCAGCAGCCAGCTTCCAACGGTGTCCCCGTCGACCAAAACACCGCGACTGATCAGATCAGAAACGGCTGGCTGTGATATGCCAACCAGCAAACCGAAGGCTGGATTCGTTCCGGCAAGCCCATCGGCGACATACGTGCCGACGTGCTGACGGCATTGGTCGCGGCGGACCAGGCGCGTGGCGGCAACTTCAACCATGTTGTGCCTGGCATGGA